TCACTAACTCTTCGTACTTGATTGTAGATAACAACTACTTGAAAGTTTATGATAAGTTTACAGATCAGTATATCTTTATTCCTGCTTCCTCTTCTACGGCTGGTATCATGGCGGCAAGTGACTATGTTGCTGCTCCTTGGTTCTCACCTGCTGGTCCAAGACGTGGGCAGTATTTAGGTATTACATCACTGGCATATTCGCCTATTAAAACAGAAAGAGATACACTTTACAAAGCAGGTATTAACCCAATTGCAAATATTCCTGGACAGGGTGTATTACTGTTTGGTGATAAAACCAAGCTTGCAAGACCGAGTGCATTTGATCGCATTAACGTGCGTCGTTTGTTCTTAGGGCTTGAAAGAGCAATCTCCATTGCGGCTAGAAATGTGATGTTTGAATTCAACGATGAATTTACTCGTGCAGAGTTTAAAAACGTCATTGAACCATTCTTGCGTGAAATCCAAGGTCGTAGAGGTATCACCGACTTCCAAGTTGTTTGTGATGAAACAAACAATACTCCGGCAGTTATAGATAGAAACGAATTTGTATGTAGCATCTTTGTTAAACCTGCACGTTCGATCAACTACGTAACACTCAACTTCGTAGCTGTGAGAACTGGTGTAGAATTTAGTGAAGTTGTTGGTACTGTATAAGGCGGGAGAGAATAAATGGTCCTTTCAGTAGACGACTTTAAAGCAAAATTGAAAGGTGGTGGTGCACGTCCTAATTTATTTAAGGCGACCATCAACTTTCCTGCATACGCAAATGGAGATGTTGAACTGACATCTTTTATGTGTGAAGCAGCTCAGCTTCCTGGCTCGATTATGGGTACAATTGTTATTCCATTCCGTGGCAGACAGCTTAAAATTGCTGGTGACCGTACTTTTGATGTGTGGTCTCCAACTATTATTAATGACACTGATTTTAGAATCCGTAATGCGATGGAGCGCTGGATGAATGGTATTAATGCACACAGTGCAAATACTGGTCTGACAGCACCTGTTGACTATGAAGCGGATTTAATTGTGGAGCAGTTAGATAGGGATGAAACAGTATTAAAGCGGTATAATTTCCGTGGTTGTTTCCCTACGTCTGTATCACCAATTGATCTTGCGTATGGAACCAACGATGATATTGAAAGATTCACTGTTGAATTCCAGGTGCAGTATTGGGAGTCAGATACTACTTCATAAGAAGTGTATATATAAAAATAGGTGGGGCAGAAATGCCCTACCTAAATCTTAATTTAATCTGAGAGAAAAAGGTATGGCTGAAAACTCTTTACGGCTTTTTGGTTTTGAAATTTCAAGAACTAAACAGGCTGAACAAGAAGATAAAAAATTAAAATCAATCGTACCTAAGATTGATGATGATGGTGCTGGTTATGTCACATCAACTGGGGCTCATTATGGGCAATATATTGATATTCACGGTGATAAATCCAAAGATAACTCTTCACTAATCTATAAATACCGTGGAGTTGCAATGCACCCAGAAGTGGATGCTGCATTAGAAGATATTGTAAATGAATCCATTACGGGTACAGACGATAGTCCAATTGAATTGCAATTAGATAATTTACAAGTTTCCGATAAGATTAAAAAGTTAATGACCGAAGAGTTTAAAAAAATCACATCTATGATGAAGTTTAATGAACTTGGTCACGACATCTTTAAGAGATGGTACATTGATGGTAGGATTGTATACCATCTTGTAGTAAACGAAGCCAATGTAAAAGCAGGTATTGCAGATATTAGACCTATTGATTCTGCTAAGATTCGTAAAGTCAAAGAGGTCAAGAAAAAGAAAGATCCTCAAACTGGTGCTAATATTATTGAAGCTACCAATGAGTATTACATCTACCAAGAAAAACCAGGACAGCAGAACTCTGGTGTAAAACTCACAAATGATTCGGTTGTCTATATCACATCTGGTCTTTTAGATTCTGAACGTAAGTCTGTTGTATCACACTTACACAAAGCATTAAAACCTATTAACCAACTGCGCATGATGGAAGACTCGCTTGTCATTTACAGACTTGCTAGAGCGCCAGAGCGTAGAATATTCTATGTTGATATTGGTAACTTACCAAAAGGTAAAGCAGAAGAATATATGAAGGACTTGATGTCCAAGTATAGAAATAAATTGGTATATGACGCATCAACAGGTGCTATCAAAGATGATAGAAAACATATGTCAATGCTGGAAGATTTTTGGATGCCGCGCCGAGAAGGTGGTCGTGGTACTGAAGTATCTTCCTTGCCAGGTGGTAGTAATCTAGGTGAAATAGATGATATTGTTTACTTCCAGAAAAGACTATATCGCTCTCTAAATGTGCCAATTAATAGACTTGAACAAGAAAGCCAGTTTTCTCTTGGTAGATCCACAGAGATTAACAGAGATGAAATCAAGTTTCAGAAGTTTATTGACCGTCTTCGTAAAAGATTCTCAATGGTGTTTCGTGAGATCCTTAAGAAACAACTCATTCTTAAAGGTGTCATCACAGAAGATGATTGGGATGATATGTACAATGATATTCAGTTTAATTACTCAAAAGATAATCATTTTACAGAACTAAAAGATGCGGAAATCTTGAGAGAAAGATTGCAGACACTTGATCAAGCATCACAATACATTGGAGAATACTTTTCAAAAGAATGGGCAATGAAAAATATTCTTATGTTCTCTGACGAAGACATTAAAAATATGAGTATTGATAAGGAAACAAAAGAACCAGAACAGCAACCTGATGATGAGGAATAAACAATATGAAATGGATTTTGGTTTACATTTATATAACCCCTTTTACGGTAGGAGACTTATCAAGTCACCAACCGACAGCAATAAATGCAATGGGGCCTATGGTAACCTTTAGTGATATGAGCAAATGTTTTATGGCTAGAGATGCACTTAGCTTAAAAGTTGGTGAAGGTAATGGATATTTTGGACCAGGTAAACAAGCTATATGTGTTCCTGTTGAATAGAATAGAAATCTGATAATGAGGAATAAAAAAATGACCGAAGATCTAGAAATTGAAAACACTGGAAGTCCTATGGAAAATCAAGATATCATGACCATGATTGATTTTACTACTAATGGTAATTATAGTAAAGCAACAGAAATTTTTAATGATATGCTGATGCATCGAGTAGATGATGCTCTTGAACAGAAAAAAATTGCGATGGCTGATAAAGTATTCAATGGCTTTGAAGATGAAGAACAGCTTGAACTTGATTTAGATTATGACGAAGATTTAGATGATGAGGAACTTGATCTAGATGATGATCTAGATTACGACGAAGACTTGACTGATGAAGAAATTGAAGATGCCGTTGATGAAATGGAAACGGAAGAAGATTAAAGATTTAATTATTATAAATAAATGTAATAATTGAAATTTTTACATAGGGAACCTAATGAAACTAATTACAGAGTATACCGAATCCAATGTGGAATGTCTGGTCGAGAAGAATGACGAGACAGGTAAAAAGAAGTACATTGTTGAAGGTATCTTTGCGGTAGCAGAAGGCAAGAACCGTAACGGTAGGATTTACCCTAAAGCCGTTATGGAAAAAGCCGTAGGCAAATATGTAAAAGAACAAGTAAAAACCAATAGAGCGGTAGGTGAATTAAACCATCCAGATGGTCCTACTGTGAATTTGGATAAGGTATCTCATCTCATTACTGACCTCAAAATGGACGGTAATAATGTGATGGGTAAGGCACGAATATTGGAAACTCCTATGGGACAGATCGTTGCTGGTCTGCTTGAAGGTGGTGTTCAACTAGGAGTGTCAACTCGTGGTATGGGAAGTCTTGAAGAAAAAAACGGCACTATGTATGTCAAAGATGACTTTATGTTAAATACAGTTGACATCGTACAAGATCCAAGTGCATCTAAAGCTTTTGTTAATGGAATAATGGAAGGTGTAGATTGGATCTGGAATAATGGCGTTATTGAACCTCAGGCTATTGAAAAAATTGAGACTGAAATTAAGAAAGCACCACGTGCTGATCTTTATGAGACACAAGTGCGTGAATTTAAGAATTTCCTCTCGTTACTGAAAACTTAAAGGAGTCTGATATGACTGATCAAGTAGAACAGGATGTTGCACTCGATGATGAAGACGAGATCGAAATCAGCGAAATGCATGATCCAAAAAATGCAGAAGAGGCATCGGTAGCATCTGTTAAAAAAGCAGAAGGCGCCGGTAAAACTGCTCCTGCACGAAAAGGTGATAAGAAAAATTCAGAGAAAGCTCCAGCTGCTCCTAAAGCAGAAGGAGTTGATTTTGAAGATGATCTTGAAGCACTTATTTCAGAAGAAGCTACTCTTTCCGAAGGTTTCAAAGGTAAGGCTGCAATCATTTTTGAAGCAGCAATTAA